AAGATGGGTTTAAAAAAGAAATCTTAGCAGTATATTGATTCCATTCTGGTTGTTTAAAGAAACTCCAGTCATCTTCTGTTAATCCTCTATATACACCACCTGCTGCTTTTAATGGATTAGCAAGGGATGCCATTACTGGCGCAACATTTCTCCAAAAAACTCCATCATTAGGAACAAGAATATATTGATTACCATCTTGGTCTTCATAAACCAGACCAGTTCCATTTGATGCATGTACATACATGCCACCTCTATAAGCAACCTTATCTGGGTGTTGACTTATATAACGAACCATACGTCTAGCATAATCATTAGTAGCGCGAATAAATCTACCAACTACTCTTGCATTAAAATCAAGTTGATTTTTAATTGCTGGATTATCTATAAACATTAATACTTCATTTTGAGCATTATTTTTTGCTAAATTATCAAAATATAAATCAGCCTGTATTTCTGCTTGAGAAGTAATTGCATCTAAATCAACTTCTTTACCTTTATTTGCTTTTAAGGTATCTTGAATAATATCGCCAACCATTTGTTCTTCAAAATTTTTGGTAAGTTTACGATTTTGTAAAACTTTAATAGCATATATATCAGAACTATATAAATCAACCATTTGTCGGTCCATAATAGTCCATGGATTTAAATCTGGAAACTTTTTAAATATTGAATCTGGAGTAAGACCAAGTTCTTGAAAATCAATATCTGTTTTTAAAGTACCCTCAATTGGAAAATCTTTAGTAAGTTGTCTAAATTCATCAACTGTTAAATTATCTACTTGATAAGTAACAGTAGACTGTTCTTTAAGGTTACTTAAGCGTAATGCTTTTTGTAATTCGCTTTCACCTTTTACATCTTTACCTAAAACTTTTTGAACAGTTTCTATTTTTATTCTTATTAAGTCTAATAAATCTTGATTAAATTTACCAGCACTACCATGAAATACATTATATAATTCAGCAGTACTACCACGAATAATACTTTCGGTTATTTCTGCATCTGTCTTACCTTGTTGTTTTAAAGTAGAAGATTTAAGAAATAAACCATTAAAATCTTTAATTCTTTTTAAAGATTTTTTATCATCAACAATTATTTTACCGTCTTTACCTCTTTTAATACCTTGTCCACTAGCAACATATTTACCTGCTGCATTTTTAACCCAACCAACTTTACCCATAAGTTGAGTAACATAATTTTCAACATCATCTGCAGTTTTTAAAGCATTGTTTTCAATAAATGCTGCACCAAAATCTATATTTCCTTTTTTATTAAATGCAAAATGTTGGCGAAATGTTGCCATATGAGCCAATGCTCTATTACTATCACTAATAACATTATATGAATCTATAGTATATTTGCCAGTTTGTTTTCTACCAGCCTCTTCAAGGGCTAATGCCCAAGAAGATTTACCAAAAACTTCATCAGCCATGCCACCATCAACTATTTGATTTGCAAATGTTGCAGCAACTGAGGACTGTGTAATACCTTCTACAGCATGAGAATTATTAGAAAGAAAAGTAGCAAAATGTTTTGCATCTTCTGCATCTAAATGACCATATTTTCCTATGGCTACATTTGCAATTCTTCTAGCAACTGGACCTTCAAATACTTCTTTTAATGGAAGTGTTACTTTAATTTTTACTTTTGTACCACTTGGTAATTCAACTACTTTTTCTACATCTTGAAATCCACGAAGTCTTTTTCTTTCAGCAGAACTAATAGATTCTGCTGGATTTTTTTTAATTAAACTAAGAAATCTACCCTTAAGAACTCCTTGTGTCTGCTTATTAGCAGTATATGCTTGCATTGTTTTGCTTAAATCTTTACCTTTACCAGAAAAAAGACTAATTAATTCATCTGGTGCAAGTACCATAACTCCAACAGTAAAGTTATCAAAAGCATTTTTTACACCAACTTTAGGAAGCAAGACTAATCCAGTCCAACCAGTTTGAATAGCACGCATAGCAGAGTTATAAGTTGGAAATGCTGCTATTGATTTTAAAGTACCAGCACGAATACCACCTTTTAAATCATAAACTTCTTTAAGAATATCATCAAATGGAAGCATTGATATTCCTGGTGTTGTATGAAAAATTTGACTAGCAGCAGGGGCTAAAGTTTGTCCAACATCAATAGAACCTAAACTAGAATTATCCATATGTTTAGGAATAGTCATATTAATAACTGGTCTTAAACCAAACTCTGAACCAAAAATTCCTTCTAAAAGAGAACGTTTTGCCATTAAACCATCTGGTGTAGAACCCATACCAACTTTATCAAGATACATATTGTACATTACCTTGATAGTATGTAATCTTTCTTCTGGACTTCTAGATAAATATCTTTGAGTAACCATATTAGCAACTAATTTATCACCAATTAAAAATCTTGCTAGTTGTCTAAAAACATCTGCAGAATCATTAACTCTATCATCTTGATGATAAATTACAGAACTACGTGGCATTTTTGCAAATAATTTATTATATGATTTAGTTAACTTATTTTTATGTAAAGTTAGTTCTTTAATAATACTATCTTCAGGTTTAACAATTCTGTTTAAATCAATATCTTTAAGAACAAAATCTTCCCATGCTTCTAATGTTTTAATTGATTCTTTTGGTATGGGTTTTTTTCCACTTAAAACAGTACCTTCAATACCATTTACTAACTCATCAAATAATACTTTTCCTTTATCAGTAAAGGCTCTTGTTCTACGTTCTAAAGCAATATTGTGTGCTCTTTGAAAAATTATACCATTAATTTTTAAATCAGTAATAGCGCCTACATTTTCTCCACGCTCAAAAAATTTTTGCATTGTTTTAAGGTCTGTAATTGGAACTTCTTTTAAATCATCATCTAAAACTTTAGTACTTAATAAATGATTAATTAATCCATCATTATCATATTCTGGATGTAATGTGGCTATACGAGTTCTAATTAATCCTGCTTGGGCAAAATCTTTTGCTTCAGTTGCTGCTCTTAATTCATTAATATCATCTGCAACTTTAGATATTTTTTGATTAAATTGTGGATTTTTAAATAATTCATTAACTGATTCAATTGTTCTACCAGCATAAACTTCTTGTGCTAATTTTTGACCAGCCATTAATGATTTACTTGAGCCAGCAGTTAACCAAGTAAGTGGGTCACTAATTATTGTATAAGCAAAATTAATTTGACCAGATGGTGAAGCCCATTGATTTTCTTTAAAAGTAAATGGGTTAATATTTTTAACTGCCCAAGTATTTTGTTCTGCAACTGGTACTGGTATAAATGGAATTGTACCAACTGTATTTTTAATAAAATCACCAACAGTACCTAAATCTTTAGGTGGAAGTGTTTTATTTAAAAAGTTAGTTAAATCATTACCTGGATTAATTTGTTGGCCTTTATGCTCTGCATAAAGTTTATTCCAACTATCATTTTGAGATGCAAAATCTTGAAAGGCTTTAGTTAACGGTGCATCAATCTCACCATACTCTCTTAAAATATCACTTGGTTTTACACCATCAATTATTTTTCTAGCCAAATAAGATGCAGCATATCCATATTTATTTTCAAGTTCTTGAAGACTTGACTCACGCCATGAATTTTTACCTTCATATATATCAGACCAAGATTTATTAGTTAATGCTTTTTTAAAACCTTCTGATGTTGATAAAGGTTGTCCAGTTTTTTTGTCAATAGTTGGTATACCTTGTGTAATAATTTTATTAAGTGATTCATCTGCAGCAACACCAAGTTTATAAACAGATTTTACGCCTTTACCCCATTTTTCAAGAGTATCTAATGTAGACCTAAATGGTTCAGTTACTTGACTTACACCTGCTTCAAGAACTTTTTTAAAAATACTTTTAGGTTGTTGTTGATAATCTGCTTCTGGATTTAAAAATTTTAAAAATTCTTTTGTATCTTTATCTAAAGAATTAAACTTTTTTCTTGCTTTTGCTATATCTTTATTTTTAACAAGTTCATTATCTAATGATAAATAACTTAAAAGATTGGTAACTACAACTGCTTCTTCTTTTGTCCATGAGCCAGCACCTGTTGCTGCATATAACAATGGCTCTGCAGACGCAAGTGTTGGATTAAATGGATTTGGCTCTAATGGAGGCAATGGTGTTGATGGAGAAGTAAATGACATTAAGACATATTCAATCTATTATATAACGCTTCTAATTTTCCAGATGTATCATATGACATCATTCTATAAACAATATTTGTTGGATTGCTTCCAGATATACTACCAAGAGAATTAGGATTTATAGTTGGACTATCACCCCATGATGCCCCGTGATGTATTGGCTCATTAGGAAATTCTGTTGGTGCAGATAAATCAGTAGTTACATTTGCACCTTCAATGTCTTCCATTTTTACTGCACCCATCATTGGCGCTGCTACTTGCTGGTCGTAAGTTGCTTGTCCTTCGCCTTGTGGTAATCCTGGAATGTAGGTTGCAGGTTGTGTTGGACCCCCGTCAGTACGTTGACTAAGAGAGCCAGGGCCTGATACTGGGGCTGGGTTATTCGGTTTTCTATATCCACCTTGTTGTTCCACACTTCCTCCTACTTAGTAAATTGTGTTTTAATGGTTGCAGTTCCACCACACCATATGTTGTATTCAATTGCTATATTAATTGCTTTTTTTGCTGCACCACTTGCTTTAGCATGAGTTTTAGTTTCAGACTCTAACGCTGCTAATGCCCCAAGGGCTAAGGTTCCGCCAGAACCTATAGCATATAAACCTTTGTCATCCCTCATATATCCATAGTCATCACTAACTTGGAATATCTTTCCATTAAAACAAACTAATGCGTCCCATCCAGAATCATCATCGTTTTTTGTTTTAGGTGTTGGGTCATATCCACCATCTATTATAGTTTGTTTTATAGATGGCAATACCCTAATCATCATAAATCTATCTGGGTCTTGCGTTTTAATTACTTTAGGTGGTTGCCATAAGTTATTTAAAATATCTCCTACAATTGCATCACCTGCAACTGCAACTAGATACTCTCCAACTTTAACTATCTTGTCACAACCTTTTGCTACATATGGTCTATCTTGATATGAAGTTGTAGTATCTGCGCCTAAAACAGCCCAACCTTTACCTTGTATTCCAACTATTGCAGTCATTGTCCCCTTCTAAACTATCGTCTAATTACACGTCTAGCGCTTGCTGTTCCTTTACCACTTGCACTTAAACTAGAAAGTAAACTTTGAATATCTGGAGCGCCTTGTTGTCCTTGGGCTGGTACTGGAATAGGACCTCCTGGTGATGCTTCGGGAGCAGGGGACGTTTGCTCAACCATTTGTTCGGCACCAGCAGGAGGTAATTCTGGTGCAAATATATCTTCTATTGCATCCTCAAGTGTTACGCCTTTTTGACGTGCTTTAATAACTTCTGCTATTTTTTTAACTATAGTTGTAGGGTCTTGTCCTTGAACAGCCATTTGTGGTATTGCTTGAGAGTATGCTTGCATTGATGCAATTAATGCAGTTCTCATATCTTCAATTTCAATTTTTTCTTGTTCTTGAGTTACGTTAATACCAAATGGTAACTCACGCATAGCCATATCTTTAGAGATTAATTTACCTCCAAGGGCTTGCAACATAAATATAAGTCCTTGTGCTGGATTAAGTCCTGCCAACATTCCATAACGAACATCGGCTGAATAATCTTTTTTAATATCCTTTGATGGTTTGTAGTCAATACTGTATGGAGAACCAGCATCTACACCACGAACAGTTTTTTCAAAATCAAAATATTTTTCATCTACTTCAAAACAAATAGAAATAACATCTTTAAGTACTGATGCAAATATAGCCTGAGCAGATTTAACTTGTGTATCAAAACCACCCATAAGTGCTTGCACACCTTGGCCAGTAATAATTGACGCATCAATATTACCAGTACGTGATTCTGGATAACGAGTTCCAGTTCTTAGTTCTTGCTGCAGTAATGTTTGTTCAGTAAATGCACCATTAGGTATAGGCAGTTCAACACGGCGTACACCTGCTGGATTATTTGTGCGGATAATTGAATCTCCGCCAAACTCAATTTCTTGAACATCTTGTGGAACAACAATTGGTGATTGAACAGATTTCTCTGCTGCTTCCATCGCAAGTAATGCGAACCTATTACGAAGCAGTTGAATACCTAGAACATCATCAAACTGTCCACGCATCTCACCATCAACACTAGGACGTCTAGCAACTGCAATCATCATTTTACCAAGAGGATTCTTGGCTTGTGATAAAATTAAATTGCTACGGCTAGGAACATAAATAACAGATTGGTCTTTATCGTAATAACGAATAAAATCAATTCTGGCACTTAAGTTTTGTTCATAACCTTCTTTGCCTAGTAATTGCATTTCATACTCTGGGAATTGAGATACTAATTCAGCAATTGATAGTTCGTATCTTTTAGCAAAGGCAATGCAACGTCCATAGCGGTCAAACTCTGGGTAAGCCCCAATTGGACTTTCTACACGGATACGTGGCAGCCCTGCATCTTCGTCTAATTCAATGATGAATGGGACGAAACCAAATGTGATGTAGTGGTCTGCACCTGTATACATCTGCACTTGTAAATCTGAGTGAGCAAAATAATTAGAAGCAATACGAGTACGCTTATCGGCAAAAGAACGAGCACGGTCGCTGACTTGATTAGCGGCCGAGCAGTTAACCGCAGGAAGTGGTGCCATAACTTCTGACAAGTCACGGGCAACAATGTCAATAAAATTTGCAACGACATTTGCATCTACACCTTCTGGAAAAAATGATGGATAGACAGATGAAATTTTACCTTTACGGACAGCAAGTACATCTTGTGCTCTTGCATCTCTGTCGGCAGCACGGTCTTTAAGAGAATCTACTCTTGCTGCAATTTGATTTATTGATAACAATATAATTCCTTATCCGTAAGTTTGTTGCCATTGCTCTGCAAAGGCTTCGTCTAAATTAACTGAGTATCGCTTTTCTGTTTGTGCTCTTGTTGCCCAACGGTTTTTTGCATATCTACTAATGTTATTAGTTTGTTGCATAAACTCCCGTGCTCTAAGCACAACAAACCATAGTGCCATAACACAGTCGGTCTTACCACGGGTATTAGGTTTCCAAGTTATTAATTGTTGGACTAATGCTTTCATACCCTCTGAGTTATCCGTTGAAGGAAACTCAATAATATTATTCTTTTGAAACTTTTCATCTCGTATAGTTCCCATTAGCATAGACATACCTGCTACACCGAAATTAGAGTCCCATTTATTTTTGTTAGTATAATGAGATTCTAAACGACAGCCATATGCTGCTAACCAATTTCTTAAATTATCATCTAACGCATAGGCTTTTTGATGAGCGTTAATCTCAACTCGTAATTCTTGTGGTTTATATTTTTCTACTAAGTGTTCAATAATGTCTTGAATTTTTTGTGGAGTAGGGTCTGACATATTTACACAATCAAGAACATATATTTTGCTATCTGCTCTGTTATATGTGGCCACCACAAACGCGGCATTCCCGCCCATTGCGGGGTCAAATCCAATGATTGTGTACCCCTCAATGCGCGAGGGATGTCCTACCGCACCTGCTTTCAGCAGTCCACGTTTGCGTTGGCCATTGATACAACCCTGAACAATTGCGGGTGGAAATATACTATCTTCAGAAACATCTTCTTGTTGGTAAACCAACGCCCATGTTTGCGGTGTTACTTCACTGCGTCTGCGGAATAAGGCTTTGCCGTCCCATTTCGGGAAGAACCCTTCTTTGTCAGGAACGTCAGTATCCCCATCCCAAGGAAGGTCCGACTTAGGCCAGAGCGTTTTCCAATCTTCAGGCTTTTCTGAATATTCCAAAACAGCAGGCATGCCCATATAAGTAAAAGGGCTTTTACCACCAGACCAGTGTTTGGCTTCTCTAAGTTCTTTGTAGAAGTCTTGTGCTGCAATTCGTGTCCCTACGATTAGTAATTTACCATTTTTACCCAGACGGGTAATAACTTCTTTTTGTAACCAGTTAATTTGTTTTTCGTACTCATGTGCGTTTGCTGTAGTTATGCAGTCATCAAGAATGATGAGGTCAGCACGGGCACCATAGATTTGTCCACCCATACCAAGTGC